CTACAGGAGCAGCAGATATAGTAGCACCAGACTTTGTTATACCTGTTCCTGCTATGATTGCATTAGCAATAGTAATCTTTTTGGAAGTACCACCATCATTAATGAGTAATTCTTCTGCTCCATCTGGTGTTGTTAATGCTGTTAATGCTGATACTTTAACTGTTGCCATATTTACTCCGTTCCAATATAAGTAGGTGTTACAGGATCAGAAGATTCTGTAACTAAAAAACCACCTTGTTCAAATTCAATTTCTGTTGCTGCAGTTTCAGTAGGGTCAAAATCTCTTTCCCATTGTCTTTTGTTTGAGAGCATAGCAAAGGTTTTTCGTCTTTTCCACCACATAGCCATTATCTAAACAACTGCCTTCTTTTACCAATAGCTTGTCTGTCTGTTAAAGACTTAATTTCTTCTTTAATCTGTTCAATTAAAGGTTGATACTTTGTAATAACTTTGTCATCTTTTTTCTTACTGATTCTACCAGATGGCGTACCCACATACGAGCCACCTTGTACTCTAGAACGAGATTCGCCTGGAGTTTTTGAACTTGCGTGTTCATATTCATAATCTGTAGCCTCTTTTTTAATTTGTTCGTTGTTTGATTTAAGCTGTTTACCACCATAAGTAGGTGCTTTAGCTTCTGATTTAATGTCCTCATGCTCTTCATCAGAGTCCATAAGACCATCTAGCATATCCATTAATGAGTCTAATTCTGTTTCTGGCTCTGGATCATTGGCAAATTTAAGTGCATTTTCTTCTCGAAACTCATCAATAGAAGGAGTATCTTCATCATTCTCATTATAATACTGCTCATAGGTTTCTTCTAGCATCTTTGACCAGATTTCCATGATCCTAGCCTTAAAGCGATCTATCTCCAATAAACTGGTAGTATCTGATTTTTCAATAGTATCTTTAAATATGTCCACTAAATTTATCCTTATATTTTCCGTTTTTGGTTTCGCTAATGCGTTTGCGTTCTCTTTGATTCCATACTGTTGATTCATATCCATATGTTGGACGCATAGTATTAAGAGTCATAATAACCTCGCCTTGACTACCACACTCTGGACAGTCTTTCTTTACTTCTCTTTCTTTATATGAACACAATTCTTCAAATACATGTCCAGACTTACATTCGTAATCGTAATAAGGCATAACTATTCCTAATTAATTCAGAATAACCCCCTCGTGAGAAGGGGCTACAGCTTAACTAATTAAGCAGGAACTACAAAGTTTATACCAGCATCATCACGAAGTTCTCCAACTCCATAGATAGTGTCAGCAGTAAACAAATCACCTAAATACTCCTGTTTATACTGAGTTTGCGAACGAACGCCAACTTGTTCAGCAAGAACTAGAGCATCTTTATGAATCATAGTACCAACGCGGTCAGTATTGTTACCACCTACATTGACTGCATCACCAGTAGTAGGACAATTAGATGAGATGTAAACATCAACACCATAAATTGAACCAATTTTACCAGTCTTAATTGCATCACCAGAACCAATGAACTGTTGCTCTGTGAATCTGTTGATTCCAAGCAAGTCATTCGCTGCTACAGGTGGGATAATTAATGCACGATTGTCCATAGGAACATCAGCATTATCTAATGCAAGAATCATTCCACGGATACCACCATCTTCGATAGCGATAGGTGTAGAACTAGCCTCTGTATAGTCTGTAAGCGTTGTAGAACCAGTCGCAAAGAATTTTGCTTTAGTCCATGTTCCGTTTACAACACCACCGTTGTACCAATCACCTGCTGCTGCTCCACCTTGTAAAAGTTGGGCTGCTCCAAATATAGAATTATCTACTTGTTTAGCTAGAGCATATCCAGCGTCATCTGTGTAGAATTTTCTCATACTTGCAAGTGCTTGTACTTCTGCAATATCTTCAATTAGCTTAGAATATTCATAATGCTTATCGACTAATATTGTGATTTTAGTGTTAGTAGCTGCACTCAATGTTACTTGATTACCTGCTGCTTTTACACTTGCTGCACCTCTTGCTGGTACAGGGATATATATTGTATCTCCTTTCTTTCCCTTATGGGATAGTTTAGTAACTAAATTAGCAATTACTAAGTTTGACTTATACGCACCTATTACTTCATCACTCCACAACTCGGGGATGAAGTGTCCAGCTACGGCAGCCGTGGTGTTATTTGTTCCTAACGCCATTTGCTTCTCCTATTAAATGATTATTTAACCCTTCCTTCTGCGTAAGCTGCATGAATTTCATCAGCAAGCGAGGCATATCGGTTGGGGTCTGTAATTTGAAGGTTAATTAAATCAGACCTCCTATACATTTTCTTACCACCTACAGATTGTGTGGAACGAGTTTCAGATACAGTTTGTCGTAACGCTTTATCTACTTTAGCCTTCTCACTCTTCTTAACCTCTTTGGTTTTTTCAACCATATTGACTTTATCATACATGTCAAAGAGTTCAATTGCGTAGTCTGGCCTATAGTCTGTGTCAGCTTTACGGAAAATATCTTTTCTAATTTCACTAGCACCTACCCATTCTTGAAAAGTCTTGTCAGCGACACGATTTTCCCAGTCTGGATATGCCTTTTCAAGTACATTCAACTTTTGTTGTTGTTCTTGTTGGGCTGTTTGTTGCCTTGCCTTTAGTACATCTGGATGATTTTCAATAGCTGAGTTTACTGCTTGTGCAGGGTCAGTATAAAAAGCATCTTCAAAACTAACTGCTTCCTCTTGTGGTTCTACAACAGTAGAAGCCTTGTTTTGTGCCTCAAGTAAACTTTGGATTAACTTCCGTTGTTCTCCAACTTCTGTTCCTTGTTTACCAAACGCTGATTCAGCGTTCTGATGCATTTCAATTACCTCTGCCATGCTCTTTCCCGCATACTTAGCTGGTATATCTGCTACATTGCCATCAACTTCTGTAACTTGTTGATTTTCCTGTACTTCTTGTGTTTCTACCTGCGTTTCTGTTATGGGTTGTTCTGGCGTTGGTGTGCCATCTACTACTATACTCATTTTTTCTCCGCCCTTGTAGGGTTGTGAAGTTTAATTATGTTGGATTTCCGTCTTGGAGTTCTTCCAACGCTAGGGTTGTTGATGTATCTAAACTTAATATAAAGTTTATAATACGCAACTGACCTTTGATTGCCCAAAGGTCTTGCTCAGAGTTTATATTATCTATATTAGTAATACTTCCCTCTAAATTCTCTATTTCTTCTACTAAATCTAACCATCCTTCGCTTCTTGTCATCTGTATTCTATCAGATAAGAAAGCCTCGTCTGTCTTTGGCATAGTTACTGTACTCTAGTATTTATATTGGTTGTTGTTCCAGCTTGTCTAGCTTTAGCTAGGTTTAATATTGTTTCAGATTTAAGATGGTCTACTTCAGGTATGTTTCTTGCAGTTTCAGACCTTTGTCTATCTGTATCTGCAGCCATTTTATCAATACTAAGTCCAACTTTTTTAATATTCTGCTGTTTTTCTACCATATCTAATTCATTTGGTTGCATTGCAGCAGCATTAGCCATGTGTAATTGTGCTTTAGCTTGTTCTTCTTGTGCTTCTGCTTGTGTCTTAGCAATGTTTGCTTGAGCCTGTTGCATTGTTAACTGTATACTCATTTGTTCCATTTGCTCCATTTCTGGATTAGTTTCTTGACCTTGAGTCAGGGCAAATACTATCTGGTCACGATTATGTATGCTAGAATTTTGCATCATCGCCAACAGTATAACATTAAATGCAGGTGAATCTTTAGGTATAGCTTGTAACATCTGTACCATTTGCTGCATTTCTAACTCTTTAGCCATAATACCCATAGTAGAATAAGGTACAAACTTGTAATCACTCACAGGGTATCTATCTACATCAAACTGTATTTTGCGATACATAGCTTTGTTAATTAAAGGTATAAGGAATGTGTTTTGAAAGTTCATTAAGGTACGTTTCTGTCTTTTAATAGACGCTGATTGCATCATTGACATACCACTAGCTGTATCTTGAGTCTGACCCATGTCTGCACTACCAGTACCCATCTGTATCATGTTCTGTAGACTTGCTACTTGGTTAAATGTGCTAGGGTCTGTTTGCCCCATGTCTAAAGGCATGATAGCATCTCTAGGATTACCATTAGTAAGTACAGTTTTACCTGTTCTTATCTCAAATTTAGTTCCACGAGGTAGTCTTGTAGCGTCAGCAGCCATCATAGGCGTAGTAGTCATAGCCAACGAGTCTATTCTTGCTCGCATTTCTGCGTCTAATGCTTTTTGTGGGTTATATCCCTTTTCAGCGACACCCCTACCCCAGAATTTGTTTGGTACAATGTCGTGTTGGTAAGAAACAAAGGGTCTATCTATCATCATAAAGGCATTTTCTTCTACACGCAAGATAAATTCGTCATTACATATAGTTACTACTGCTTCTACTAATTCATCTTTCTTTGAATACTCAAAGTCGTCTTTATCAGCACCTTTTTTAATAAACCTTTTAGGTACTAAACCCCAATACTCTGTAATCTTTACATTGTCAGACTCATCTGCTTGTCGAGTTTCCGAGTCAAAGCCCATTTTAACTGTATCGTAATCACCATCAAGAGGTACATCACGATAAATACCAGATTGTATACCTTGTACTACATGGTATCTTGGTTTAATTACTTCGTGGGCGACACCTAATGCTTCATTAATGCTATTCGCAGCAGGGTCAATAAGAAATTCTAATGGGGATATAGGTTCAACCTTAACATCGATAGAAGCAAATTCAGTTATACCTCTCATTCCAGTCATTGAGCCTTCAACAGCTTGTTCTGATGGTGCTCTGTCTACTGTTTGGTTTACAACTATCTTTGCAATACCTGTACCATAGATAGCACCATTAAGAAAGACTTCTGCTATTGCATCTTTGCAACCAGTCTTTTCTAAATCTTCTTGTAATAAATTGCGAATGTACTCAGCTTCACTATTGTCTTGGTCAAGCATGTCATCTTGGATGTCAAACCACTTACCACGACCAAATGTAGCTTCCTCGAGTTCTGCAACTGAAGATTCTATTGCCTGTTGTAAGGCGGGTGCTATAATTCTTGAGCGTTCTGATGTTCTTGTGCGGTCAGACGAATCCCAGATACCACGCCAAAGACGATAATACTCATCCCACTTTGCAGTATAGTTTTGTTCTCTGTGATTTCTCCAACCATCAAGCCTATAGTTAAGCCAACTAGCTAATGCTTGGTATTGTAATTCTTTCTTATCGTGCATATAAGATTTTCCTCAGAAATTGTTGGCGATTATAACACAAAAACCACTTTTAATGTATGCTATCGCTTAAACTTTCTATTTCAATTGCCCCATCCATAATCATTTTACATATAGATAAGTCTACATTTTCATCATTAGGTAATAACTGTGGGTCTAAGTCATTTGCTAAGTTAGCAATAATTGACAAAGCAGCTACATACCTTAATCTAATATTCGATGTATCTTGAGCAAACTCCCAAACATCATCATATTCTTGTTGTTCTAAATCTTCAATATCCTGCCACATCATCTATTGGACTCCATTCATCTTCTAACTCTATAGTATGTGCGAAGTCGGCAACACTTACTTGGTCTATATACGCTAACGAGTCGAGCAAATCGTCATGTGCTAATCTGTTTGGAAAGTCTAACATCTGGTTTTTAAAATACTTCCAGTCTTTATCTGGATTAAATGTTATCTGACCATGTTCCATTCTACCTTGTAGTGACCAAGTAATTCTATCTAATTTCTTTTTACCACCATGTCGGCACTCTATAATAGATATGAACTGATTCTCTGTCCTCATTTCATCTTCAAGGTAAGGTAATATAGCATTACGCAATGCCCCAGTTTCAATACCTACTGAAGTAGACTCTACATTCATCGCAGATGAAAGAATTTTTTTGGCTGTTTCTTTAATGTTCCAACGACCATGTAGTATGTCTTTAACCCACCACTTATCTCTATCTATCTTTACAATCGCTATGGCGGTTTCATCTAGCCTAGAGCGTTTTAAGTTTCTTTCTTTCTCACTATCCTCGTAACCAGCAGGGTCTACCGCTATTACATAGCTTCCTTCAGTTGGTTCTTCGTCTACTTT